ATACAAGCACCTACAGATACAACTAATTCTGTAACAGGTTTTCCTAAATATTATGCTATGTTTGGTGGCGCTACTAATACTACAGATACTACTTCTGGAGGTATGTATCTTGCTCCAACACCTGATGCTAACTATAAATTCAGAATATATTATAACAAAATGCCTACTGGTTTAGGGTCTGGGACTACTGGTAGTGCTGAAACATATTTAAGCACATATTTTCCACAAGGACTACTATATGCTTGTTTAGTAGAAGCTTTTGCTTTTTTAAAAGGTCCAATGGAGATGTTGACACTATATGAAAATAAGTATAAAAGTTCTATACAACAGTTTGCAGGGATGCAACTTGGAAGACGAAGAAGAGACGATTACACTGACGGAACCGTTAGAATACCTGTCAAATCACCGTCTCCATAAATTGAGGAGAAAAAATTATGGCAATAACATCGGCAATATGTAATAGTTTCAAAGCAGAAGTTTTACAAGCGCTACATAACTTTACAGCATCATCTGGAAACAGTTTTAAATTAGCTCTATACACAAGTTCAGCTACACTAAATAAATCAACAACTGCTTACAGTTCAACAAACGAAATTTCAAACACATCAGGTTCAGCTTATGTTGCGGGTGGAAAAGCACTTACAAGTGTAACTCCAGCTTTATCAACTGACACAGCGTGTTGTGACTTTGCAGATATTAGTTATACTTCTGCTTCATTCACAGCCAATGGTTGTTTAATTTATAATGATACAAACTCTGATAGAGCAGTTTGTGCGGTTGCATTTGGATCAGACAAAACAGTTACCAATGGAACTTTTACAATTCAATTTCCAGCAGCAGACGCAAGTAACGCTATAGTTCGAATAGCATAGGGGTAAATCCTTATGTCTAATACTTGGAACCAAGCCGGTACTACCTGGGGCTCGAATCAATGGGGCGAACAAGGTCCTACTATAGTTACATTAACAGGTCAAAGTGCTACCTCAAGTGTAGGTTCCATAACTACAAGATCAGATTTTTCAATAACTTTAACTGGACAATCAGCAACATCTAGTGTCGGATCACTAGTTATAGAAGTAGCTTATATTTTATCGGGACAATCAGCAACTTCATCAGTTGGTGCAATAGCACCTGCAGATGTAATGGGATTAACCGGGGTATCGGCAACAACAAGTGTTGGGTCTATATCTCCTGCAGATGTAATGGGATTAACAGGGGTGTCAGCAACAACAGGTGTTGGTGATCTTACAATTAATAGTTCTCAAATAGAAATACCACAAGGTTCTCAAGCAGACGTTTCTGTAGGTTCAATATCTCCTGCTGATGTAATGGGTTTAACAGGAGTTTCATCGACAGCAAGTGTTGGTTCAATATCTCCTGCTGATGTAATGGGATTAACAGGAGTTTCATCGACAGCAAGTGTTGGTGAATTAAATCCTGCTGATGTAATGGGTGTAATAGGAGTTTCAGCAACTTCTAGTGTTGGTTCTTTAGTTACAGAAGTAGCTTATCCATTAACAGCACCTAGTGCCTTAACTTCTTCAACAGGTACAATAAATCCTGCAGATGTAATGGGATTAACAGGAATTCAAGCAGATATTTCTGTTGGAAATGTGTCACCTTTATCATATCAAAATGTTGATATTGAAGGCAATACAAGTTATAGTGCAGTCAATAAAACAGATAGCGCAAGTTATTCTGATGTTGACGTAACAACAAATACGTCTTATACAGATGTAACTCACGCAGCTTAGGAGAAAAAATTTATGGCATCAACTTACACACCTCTTGGCGTAGAACTAATGGCTACCGGCGAAAACGCTGGAACTTGGGGTACAAAGACTAATACAAACTTACAAATATTTGAACAAATTTCAGGTGGCTATTTAGAAGTAGCTATTGGAGGTGGTGCAGGAACTACGACTCTTACAGAAAGTGATGGTGCTACAGGTTCAGCAGTTGCTACAAGAATTTTAAAACTTACAGGAACAATTACTGGTAACAGAATTGTAACTATGCCAGTTGGTGTAGAAAATTTTTACATAATTAATAACGATACATCTGGTGCTTACACCGTACAATTAAAAGCTGCTTCTGGTTCAGGGGCCACGGTTACTTGGGCAACTGATGATAAAGGTTGGAAGTTTGTTTACTTTGATGGTGTTGCAACAAACACAGGTGTTTTTGCTATTGGTCAAGATTTAAGTGATTTAGTTGTTAACGACTTGACAGTTAATGGTAATTTAACAGTCGATGGTGGCACAATAAAACTAGATGGTAATTATCCAACAGGAACAGCTAACGTAGCATTAGGTGACACTGCTTTAGATAGTGTTCAAGCTGGTGGATCAGGTAATACTGCTATTGGAGATCATGCTGGAACAGCCTTTACTACAGGAGATAACAACGTTGCAATAGGAAGATGTGCCTTAGAATCTGCTACAACACCTGGTGCTAACACGGCAATAGGAGCATCTTCTCAAAAATGTAATCTTACAGCATCAAGTAATATTTCTGCTGGTACTAATAGTTTATGTGCTAACCAAACAGGTGATAATAATGTTGCAATTGGTGTAAATGCTTTAATGGAAAACACAACTCAAAGAAATACAGCAGTAGGTGCAAATTCTTTAGTATGTAATACAACGGGTCAACAAAACGTAGCGGTGGGGTATTTTGCATTAGATGACAATACGACAGGTGGTTGTAATATTGCTATAGGGGGTGCTTTAGGTCTTAACTCTACAGGTGGAGATAATATTGGAATTGGTAACGGTGCTTTAGGTAATAATAATACTTGCAGTAATAACGTAGCAGTAGGTCATTCATCAGCACAGGAAACTAATAGTGGTCACAGTATTGTGGCAGTAGGTGCATACACATTATGTAAAAATACATCAGGAGATTCTCTTACAGCAATAGGTATGTGTGCTCTAGAAGCTAATACAGCATCTGGTAATACTGCTGTAGGTCACAATTCTTTATTAAAAAATACAACAGGAACAAGAAATACAGCAATTGGTTCATGTTCTTCATGTAATGTAACAACAGGTGCTCATAATACAGCGGTAGGTACTTGTGCTTTAAAAAATAATACAGATGGATGTAATACTGCGGTTGGTTCTTGTGCTTTAGATACAAATACAACAGGTGGAAATAATACAGCAGTTGGAGCATTTGCTATGGATGCTAACACAGAAGGTGATCAAAATACAGCTATGGGTCGTTCTTCACTTGGTACTAACACAACAGGTTCTAACAACACTGCAGTAGGTTATATTTCCATGCAAAGTAATACAACAGGTACTGACAACACAGCTGTTGGAAGATGTTCAGTTTATACAAACACTACAGGTGGTTGTCATGTAGCAATGGGAAACAATGCTTTAAGATTTAATACTACAGGTGGTTGTAATACTGGAATTGGTAGGGATGCTCTTTGTGCTAATACAACAGCTTCAACTAATACTGCAGTAGGTTTTCAAGCTTTAAAAGTTAACACGACAGGAGCAGAAAACGTAGCAGTAGGGTCTGGTGCTTTAGATAGCAACACTACCGCTGGATGTAATGTTTCTATAGGTCACGGGTCTATGGGAGATAATACAGAGGGTCATTCTAATGTTGCAGTAGGTAGAACTGCTTTAGGTTCAAACACTACTGCTACTAATAACGTAGCAATAGGAAAATCAGCCCTAGCTTTTAACACAACAGGTGGAGATAATGTAGCTGTAGGAAAAGATACGTCTTGTAAAAATACAACAGGTTCAAGAAATACTTCAGTTGGTTTTGTTGCAATGGGTTGTAACACAACAGGTGCTTGTAATACAGCTGTTGGATTTGAAACTTTATTGTGTAACACAACAGCAAATCACAACACAGCTTTTGGTTATCAAGCATTAAATAAAAATACAACAGGTTGTTATAACCAAGCTGTAGGTAGCTTTGCTTTAGGTTGTAATACAACAGGTTGTCAAAACATTGCTATGGGTATGAGTGCTTTAATTACTAATACTACAGGAGACAATAATGTTGCAATAGGAAGACTAGCATTAGAAGATAATACAACAGCAGATAATAATACAGCATTAGGTTCTTTTGCTATGAAAAATAACACAACAGGTCACTCTAATGTTGCTGTTGGTGAAAGTGCTTTAACAGATAATACAACAGGTGAAAGAAACGTAGCCGTAGGAAAAAATACTATGGTATCTAACACAACAGGTTCACAACACTCAGCACTAGGTTATTTTGCATTAGATGCACAAACAACAAGTACTGGTAATACAGCAATAGGACAAGAATCTTTAACAGTTCTTACAACAGGAAGTTATAATAGTGGTATTGGTTGGTTATCTGGTGTAGATGTTACTACTGGAAGCAATAATAGTTTTTTAGGCAGAGATGCAGGTAGAACAGGTTCGCCAGGTGGTTCTATTTCAACAGCAAGTGATACTATAGTTCTTGGAGATGAACATATCACAAATTTATTTTGTGCAGATACATCTATTTCATCTTCTGATCAAAGAGATAAAACAGATATAGAAGATTTTACTCATGGTTTAGATTTTGTTACAAAATTAAAACCTAAAACTTACAAATGGGATAAAAGAGCATGGTACATTAAAGAAAATAAAACAAAAGAAAATTTATTAAATGCTACACCAGACGGCTCTAGAAAAAAACCTAAAGTTCATATTGGTTTTATGGCTCAAGATGTTTTAGCTTTAGAAAAAGAAATAGGTTTTTCTAATAACAAAAATGATATGTTGATGGTTAATTTAACAGAAGATGAAACACAATATGGTATAAAATATGAAAGACTAGTCCCTGTATTAGTTAACGCAATAAAAGAATTGACAGCCAGAGTAAAAGAACTAGAAGATAAGTAATAACAAACGAAAGGAATATAATGCTTAATACGTACGTCGTAGAAGGTGGTGTCGGTAAATGTACCGCATTCACTGCTTTACTACCTAAATTAAAAAAGAAATCGGATATACAAATTTATACTCCATACATCGATTGCTTTGCAGGCAACCCTGATGTTAAACTTGCATTGGAGCAAACACTACCATTACAAGATCCAAGAATCATGGCGTCTGATAATATATTTTATTGTGAGCCATACAAATCAAATTTTCAATTTGGTAAACAACACATAATCGAAAGTTATTGCGAACATCATGGTGTAGATTTTAATAGATCTATGACAGGTAAACTTTATACAGATAAACATAAAGCTGCTGTTACTAAATGGTTGGGTGATAATAATATTGGTAAATATATTATGATTCAATTTTCAGGCGGTCAACCTAAAGCTGGATTTAATGTAAATAATCAATACACTAATATTAATCCAAATAGAAACTATCAACCATATCTTGCTCAACAAGTAGTCAATATGTTACTTGAAGAATATAAAGACACTACTATTATCAATTGTGTTTTACCTAATGAACCACATTATCAAGGCACAATTAGATGTGATTTACATTGGGCCCAAATCCATGAAATGTTAAAAGGCGCTGAAGGGTTCGTTAGTATAGATAGTTGTCTACAACACTTTTCACCATCAGCAAAAGCTTATGGAGTTGTTGTTTGGGGCAGCACAAGGTGGACACAATTTGGTTATTCTCATAATAAAAACTTACATTTTCATATGAAAGATGAGTGGGATGAGGCTAAATTTGTTGATAGCGATCCAAGAAATAATATGGTAGAACCTCAAATAATTATTGATAATTTTAAGAAACTTGATAAAACTAAAACTGTTGCTTGCGCAACAATATAAGGAGAAAAATTATGTCAGACGAAGTAAAAACAGCAGAAGAAATTGCACAAGATTACACAGCTATGGGTCATTCTGTAGATTTAATCAATGGTATCATTGATGGTTCTCAAATGGCTGATGAAGAAGCAGCTGAAAGACAAGATTGTGTTAATAGAAATGTTGAACACTTAGAAATCATGGTTGCTAGAGATTACTGGACAGATGAAGATATGACTGCAGTTAATGCGGCTATTGATTCTGGTAAAGCCTACACTGCTGAATAGTTTAATTTTTACCCATAACACATGTTGATATAACTAGTATTCTAGTATATTTTAAACTAGGGATTAATTTATGCTACAGAAACTAGGATTTGCACCAGGATTTAATAAACAAGTTACAGAAACCGGGGCTGAGGGGCAATGGTTTGATGGAGACAATGTACGTTTTAGATATGGCACTCCTGAAAAAATCGGTGGTTGGGATCAACTAGGTTCTAATAAATTAACAGGTGCCGCAAGAGCAATCCATAATTGGGATGATAATGTTGGCATAAAATATTCTGCAATTGGAACTAATAGAATTCTTTATGTTTTTTCTGAAGGCGCTTATTACGATATTCACCCAATAGAAAAAACGGTTTCAGGCGCAACATTTACAAGTACATCCGGTTCAAATATTGTAACAGTAACAGTATCTACATCTGTTCCGTTAGATGATGATGACATCGTAATGTTTGAAAATGTTACAGGACTATCTGGTTCTACTTTTACCAACGCAACATTCGAAGGTAAAAAGTTCATGGTAACTTCTGTTCCAAGCAATACAACTTTTACTTTAACAATGGCAACTACAGAAACAGGAACACCTTTATCAGGTGCAGGGTCTGCTGATGCATTATATTATTACAGTGTCGGACCTGCTAAACAACAATCTGGTTTTGGTTGGGGTACAGGTTTATTTGGTGGTGTAGTTAATGGTGTTGCAACAACAACTCTTGCAACTGCTTTAACAAATACAACAGGAACAACTGTTGTATTGACAAGTTCTGCAGCTTTCCCTTCTTCCGGTACAATACAAATAGGTACAGAATTTATTACATACACAGCAAATGATACGGCAACAGGAACTTTAACTGGTGGAGCAAGAGGTGCTAATGGTAGCACCGCTGCAACACATAGTGCAGGCGCTGCTGTTACCAATGTTACAAATTACAATGGATGGGGCCAAGCTTCATCTACTACACAGTTTACATTAAATCCTGGTCTATGGGTTTTAGACAATTACGGTACAAAATTAATTGCACTTATTTATAATAGAGAATGTTTTGAATGGGATGCTGCAGCTCCAAATGCAGTAGCTAACAGAGCAACTATTATTACCGGTGCACCAACTGCATCGCGTCATGTACTGGTATCAACCCCAGATCGACATTTAGTTTTCTTTGGAACAGAAACTGAAATAGGGGATAAGACTACACAAGATGACATGTTTATAAGATTCTCTGATCAAGAAAATATTAATAACTATACCATTACAGCTAACAATACTGCAGGTTCACAAAGACTTGCTGCAGGTTCTAAAATCATGTCTGCAATTAAAGGTAGAGATGCCATATATATTTGGACAGATACCTCACTATTTTTAATGCAATTTGTTGGATCACCTTTTACTTTTGCATTTGCACAAGCAGGTACTAACTGCGGATTAATTGGTAAAAATGCTGCGGTTGAAGTTGATGGTTCTGCTTATTGGATGTCGGAAAACGGTTTCTTTAATTACGATGGTCAACTAAGATCTCTTCCATGTTTAGTTGAAGATTTTGTTTATGATAGTTTAAACTCAGTACCTAGAGATTTAATTAATGCAGGTGTTAATAACCTTTTTGGAGAGATCAACTGGTTCTATTGTTCAGCTAATGCAG